ACTTTAACTTTTATTTTATTGGAGTTTAGCATGGCGAAGCAAGTTTTTCAACAAGACAGATATTATTCTTTAATGGTGAAACAAGGGAAAAATAAATGGGTTGAAATATCAGGCTTGCATATGACATTTCGAGTCACTAAGGGAAGTGACAACAAAAAGAAAACAAATAAAGCTACAATCAAAATTTACAACCTTTCAAGTTCATATCAGAAATATCTGGAAGCTCCATATGTTGAGTGTATCTTATCGGTCGGGTATGGTGATACAGGACTATTGCGACTTTTTGCAGGACAAGTAACTGTAGCGGGAACTGAAAAGCAAGGAACAGAAACTGTCACTGAGTTGCAGATTGACTCCCTGTACACAACTTTGAATTTCAAGAACATCTCGAAGACAACTCCTGCAGGATCTTCTTTGAAATCAGTTATAGAGACAATATCGAAAGATATGGAGGGTGTTAGTCGGGTAGTTCTTTCAGGAGAGACGATTAAGAAGACTTTTGTGGACGGATACCCGCTCTCAGGAACACCTAGACAGGTGCTTAATGAGCTTGCAGAAGCCCTTCAGTTTGAATGGCAAGTTGATGACAACGTTCTTTATGTCCAAGACGCAGGAAAGTCTTATATGGCAAATAACAATAAAGCCTACAAAATCTCTGAGACAACTGGAATGATAGAAAGACCTTACTTCGATCAGATTGAAAAACAAAGAGGTAAGAAGGATAAATTGAGGTCTGCGAGAAATGGTTTAAAAGTTAAAATTCTTTTAAATCCAGCTATTGTTGCAGGAAGTATTGTCTATATAGATTATATGGACAAGACAGGATATTATAAAGTTGAAAGATTGACGCATACAGGAGAATTCTTGGATAACACATGGGAAACAGAACTTGTATGCGGGACAATGCTTAAATAAGGAATTTGTATGGATGAAGAAGTTGGGTTTGAGGATTTAATCACTCAGTTTGTGAGTTACGAGTTAGAGTCTGTTAATACAGCTATCCCAGCAATCATCCTTGGTGTTAAGAAAAAGGGAGAAGAGCTTCTTTTAGATGTACAACCTTCTGTCTCTATCTCAACAATGGAGGGGGAAGTCTTTTCGGAAACTTCTATTCTAAATGTTCCAATGCAACAGCCCGCATCTTCTAAAGGTGGGATGATATTTCCACCAGATGTTGGGGATACAGTATTGCTTGTATTCTCTCAGAATGGTATTGACACATGGAAATACGGGACAGGGCAGCCTCAGCCGCCAAGCGACTTCAGAAGATTCAATAAAAGAGATTGTGTTGCAATTCCTTGTATTTTCCCTGTTAGTAAATCTATGGCTAAGAAGTCTGCACATGGTCAAGACTATGATGTAGGGGATGTAATAATTTACAATTCTAGGAAGAGTAATCCTGTTGAAATTATTTTAAAAGAGTCTGGAGATGTTTTTATTAATTCTCCGGGCAAAGTTACTGTGAATTGTGTTGATTCTGAAGTTAATGCTTCCAGCAGTGTGACATACAATACACAGAGCTATAAGATTAATTGCTCTAGTTACACAGTTTCAAGTTCTTCCTATTCTATTAATACTGGGACTTATGGACTGTCAGCCACTTCATCTGCTACAACCAGTGCTCAACTCGATATGCAAGGAAGTTTTACGCTGAACGGAGTTACGATGGAAACTCATACACATGGTGGTGTACAAACTGGAAGTGGATCTACAGGAGGGCCGCAGTAATGGATTTGTTATTAAATAGGCAAAGAGATACACAAGGTTATGGGGATATGGTTTTCATCAACGGTCAGACGCCAACAACATACGAATACAAGGATAGTGTATCACAAAGAGTGTATGTCATGTTGAGGACATTTGAGACTGAGTGGTATTTAAACCAAACAACAGGTGTTCCTTATCTACAGAGAATTCTTGGTAAAAAGATTTCAAAATCAGGGGTAGATAATATTCTCCAACAGAAGATTTTAGGAGTGGATGGTGTTCAGTCGATTGTGTATTTTGACTCCATGCTGCACAACAATCGGGTTTATGAAGTTTCTTTTAAAATAACTACTGCAGAAGGCGATGTTGCAATAGAAAGATTGGAGGTTGGGGTATAATGGCTGGACTATCAAATGCAGGATTTGAGACACTAAGATTTAATCAGATAATCACAGAGCTGCAAGCACGAGCAGTTACGATCTTCCAAGATCTCGTTCCTCCTGGAGAAGTTGTTGATGTTTCTGATAACTCTACAATTGGCAGGTTTATTGGACTTATCACCCCATCGATTGCAGATTTGTGGCAGGCCGACCTTGAGCTATATCACTCTTTTGACATCAACAGTGCAACAGGAAATGCTCTAGATAACCTTGCAGCTCTTGGTGGTGTTATCCGACTAGAAGCTTCTCCGACAATTGCGGACATCTACTTGCAAGGGCTAGTAGGGAACGTTGTCGAGCAGGGTAGCGAAGTCCGGAGCAACGTAACTAATAAAACATATGTAGTTTCTCCAACAATCACATTTAATACTTCCGAAACTTTGGGAGTGATTATCGATGTGCGAGAAATCACTCTGCAAGATAACTATGTAGTGTTTTTCACCAAATCCGGTACAGGGGTTCAAGAAGTAGTCTCCTATGCGCCTAATATGGCATCCACTCCTGCAACAATCGTAGAAGCATTGAGGAATGAGATAAACAGTTCTTCTACAGACGTTTTTGCAGAAGTTGTTAATGGGACTAGTTTAAAAATCACTGTAATCAGAGACTATGAGACTTTTGATTTCAGTTGCTCCAGTAATCTCGTTATCTCAGAATCAATTAAACTCGGGATAGCTACAGGTACAGAGAGCGGTGCTATTGAAGAGCCTCCTCAGTCGATAGTTATTATTGCAACGCCGACATATGGTTGGACTTCGGTTTATAATCCCTTTAATGCTGTTCCAGGAAGATTGCGTGAAACTGATGAAGAATTACGAGAAAGATTCAAGAGAGCTAGATTAGACAGAAGTATCAATACTATAGAGTCAATCTATAGTGCAATGCAAGCTCTTCCCGGATTAGAGAGTGTGATAATTTATGAAAATGATACTGACGTAACAGATTCCAATGGGCTACCACCTCACTCTTTCATGGTTCTTATTGTTGGTGCTAACCCTCAAGATATTGCAAAAGGTATTTGGGAAAATAAACCAGCAGGGATTACAAGCGTAGGAAATATTGAAGAAGAAATTATTGACAAGTTTGGCTATGTAAGAAGTATCCATTTTGCAAGACCTGAACAAGTGGAAGTTTTTGCAGAAATAACACTGACAATTAATGATATGTTCCCGGCAGATGGAGTAGATCGTGTAAAATCTGCGGTTGTAGATTATATTAACAGTAGAGGTATTGGCGGCAGTGTTGTGCTTTCTAGGCTCTACACGCCGATTAATAGCGTTCCAGGGCATCAAGTAGATGATTTGAAAATTGGAACTTCGCCAACATCTCTTACCACTGCCAATATTGACCCACTGTATAATCAGACATGCACTGCTACAAAAAATAATATCTCTGTGATTGTTTTGTAAGGATGATATGCTAATTAATGAGTTTGAAGTAAAAGATTATAAAGCAGAGGTAAGTGAACTAATTACAGAGCAATTTAAAGACAAGACTGTTTTTAATAAGTACATAGATCTTTTGCTTGCTCCTGTATCTGATTTGCAACTAGTTATAAAAGATCTTATTCAAAATAGAAGCATTGACACAGCCTACGGAGAACAGCTAGATGTTCTTGGTAGGCTTGTTGGACAACCAAGAGTTCTCTTAAATGCAGACCTTTATATCTTTTTCGGATTCTTAGGAAATCCGCAAGCAGATTCATTCGGTAGCTTATACATTCCGGGTGTTGGTGGTGTTTGGAGAGATCTGAATTCTAAGACAAGTGGAAATGTGACGCTTGATGATGAGGCATATCGTCTTCTCATCAAGGCGAGAATTGCAAAGAACGTAACGAGGGCTACTCCAGAAGATGTAATGGAGTTTGCTAATTTTATGTTCTCAACAACGGGAAGTACGATTTCAAGTGAGGGAGGTGCACATTTTACACTACTCATTGGAAGACCTCTAACTAGGGTTGAAATTGGTCTTCTTAAATATGTGAACTACGACTCTTCTTTCCCATCAAAAATATTCCCTAAGCCTGTTGGAGTTGGGATGGAATTTGGGAGTTTTAACGTTGACAAGTTTTTTGCATTTCAAGGAGTAAGGGGGGCTAAAGGGTACGGAGGAATTACATATTCCCACAGTTTTGACGGAGAATTTATTTTCGACGGGTCTGTTGTACCTTTTTCATCTCCATTAAAAGATCAAAATGGGCAAGAAGTTGGCGGGTATTGGGCAACTCTACATCAAGGCGTATAGGAAACATAATGGCAAAATATCAAGACAGTAATATTTGGGAAGAAGAAATTCTAATTCCCGATGTAACTACTCCCATCTTAGGTGGACAACCTACATGGAGTGGTGATTCAATGACGGGAGGTTTTGCTAATGTTTCAGCAGCACAACTGGCAGACAGAACACGTTTCTTAAAGAATTCCGTTGAAGCTATATCTTCTGAGATCGGGGAATCGATGATTGGAAGTAACAACCTCAGCGAAATCACAGATCCAGCTATCGCAAGAGACAACCTTGGACTTGGAGAGGTTGACAATACTTCTGACATGGATAAGCCAGTTAGCTCTGCTCAACAGGCAGCACTGGATGATAAAGTTGACAAGGTTGTTGGTAAAGGATTGTCCACTAATGACTACACTACAGCAGATAAGAATAAAGTAGACTCTCTTGTAGGACTCCCTTCTACTACTGCTGGTGACGATGGTAAGTCTCTTGTGGCAACAGCAACTCCTAATTCTCCACAATGGAGATCATTAACAAAAGCTGATGTAAGCTTAGCTAATGTTGATAATACATCAGACGCAAACAAACCTATTAGTACTGCAACTCAAACAGCATTAAACGCCAAGGTAGACAATCTAGGCGGTGTTGCTAATGGATTGGGATATACTCCTACAGACCTTGGTACTATTGCAGCCGCAGGGACTGCTAATATAAACGTTAAGACCTATTCCCTTTATAAAATGATTGCTGGTGGGAATATAACTCTAGCATTCTCTAATTTCTCAGTAGACGGTCGAGTTGAAGAGTTTGAACTGATGTGTGGAAATTTCGGAGGGAAAACGATTACTTGGCCTGCAGGTTATTGGATGAAACAAGATGGTTCATGGGCAACTGCAGTTAGTAATTCAGGAGTTACATGGCAAACTTCAGGATTTGATTTTGTTCTTGTAAGAA